TGGATAAGATTTTCATGAATTCCACAGATACAAATGTAGCCGCACGAAAGGTTTATACAAAGGCGGCTGACACATTTGCATATGCAGATGCAGACTGTACTGAGAAGATCAACGCAACAGATCTTCAGGACGCATTCATCAAGGGAATGGTTATTGTTGATGCCACAGGCATTCAGTATCTCCCTGTATCATGCGAGGTTAAGAAAAATGTTGCTACAGTTACGTATGTAACTACAGATTCAACTACATCTACCACAGCTAAGCTGGCAACAGTTAAGTCTGAGTAGATCAGATAAGGAGAAATTCAAAATGGCTAAATGGTATGGTGAAATAGGGTATTCTAAAACTATTGAGACTCGAGCTGGGTACTGGGAAGAAAAGATATATGCCCGTAATTATTATGGCGACGCCATGAATAATTATTATCGAAGACAGTCATCTGGAGAGAGTGTTAATCGGAACATCAAGTACGATGTTACCCTGTCTATACTGGCAGATCCACGCCTCATTGAGAATTGCTCAAACATCATATATGCAGAGTATATGGGTACTAAGTGGCAGGTCGATAAGATTGATGCTTCTCAGTACCCTAGACTTCTTTTGACAATCGGGGAGGTGTATACAGAAGATGAGCAGACTTGAACTGCACGCCCTACTCGTTGAGTTATTGGGCAGTACGAACGTGTATTACGAACCCCCTGAGATGTTAAAGATGTCATACCCGGCAATCAGATATCAAAGAACAACCATACGGAGTAAAAGAGCTGACAACTCAAATTACTCCGTTTTTTATTGCTATGAAATAGTTGTGATTTCAAAAGATCCAGATATTCCGGTAATAGAAAAACTGCTTGAGGTGCCTTACTGCACCCATGACAGGCATTACCGGGCATCTAACCTTCATCACAACGTATTCACACTATATTGTTAGAAAAGGAGATAAAAAACTATGGCAAGTAAAGCAATGGTTTGGGATGCAACCGGACAGAAGTTCTACGAGACAGGTGTATCTAAGGGCGGATTATACCTTCAGGATGAAACTGGTGCATACTCAAAGGGAGTAGCATGGAATGGACTTTCCTCTGTAGCTGAGAATCCATCAGGTGGAGAAGAGACTAAGATTTATGCAGATAATCAGAAGTATCTCTCACTGTATTCAGCAGAGGACTTTGGATCTACAGTCGAATGTTACACAACACCTGATGAGTTTGATGCCTGCGATGGTAAGAAGACAATTGCAAAGGGTGTAACAATCCGTCAGCAGGATAGGAAGACATTTGGTATGACTTACCAGACAATCCTGGGGAACGATACCAAGAAGGATGAGTATGGATACAAGATCCATATTATCTATGGAGCAGTGGCAAAGCCATCATCCAAGACTCACTCATCAACAAACGAGAGCCCAGAGGCATCGACAATGTCATACGAGCTTTCAACAACACCAGTTGCTGTAACGGGCAGTAAGTCTACAGCATACCTTGAGATCTCAAGTGTTGATGTTGGAGAGGCAGCTATGGCAGCTATCGAGAAGGTTCTTTACGGCGATGCGACCACAGATCCAAGACTCCCACTTCCAGATGAGATCGCACAGATCATCACAGAAGCACAGGCAGCATAGTATTCTGTCTGCAACAATGAATTTTTGTAGCCCCCAGCATGTCAGATCAGATGTGTTGGGGACTTTTTATTAAGGAGGAAACAATATGTTAAAGAAGACATTTGAATATGAAGATTATGAAGGAAACAAGATCAAGCAGGACGAATACTTCCACCTAAGCGAAGCAGAGCTTACGGAGATGGCACTTTCAGAAAAGGGTGGTTTAGATAAGCTTCTTCAGAAGATTGTAGATGCAAAGGACACCACCGAGATTATCAAGGTGTTCAAGGAGGTTATCTGTAAATCATATGGCGAGCTTGCCCCAGATGGTAAGTCATTCCGTAAGACAGATGAGAAAGGAAATCCGCTTTATCTTAATTTTATTGCGACACCAATGTACGATCAGCTTTTTATGGAGCTGGCTACTAATGATGAGGCAGGGGCAGCTTTTATAAACGGTATCATGCCTAAAAAGGTGTCAGAGGAAATGAAAAAAACAGCTACGAATAATACGGCAAACGTATTAGCAAGCATGTAATAGAGGGGTGATCCAGAGTGCTTCAGATTACTGTACCAAAAACTGAAATATTCAATGAGAATACAAATCAGTTTTTGTGGATTCCAGAAACCACGATACAGATGGAGCACTCCTTGGTGTCACTTTCAAAATGGGAAGAGAAGCATCACAAAGCGTATCTCGACCCAAAACTTCAGCACTCGGCAACAGAAATACTTGACTATTTCAAATGCATGACAATCACAAAAAATGTGAAAGATTCAGTGTTTCTCGCTTTATCTCAGCGAAATATAGAAGAAATCTCTTCTTATATTAATGACCCCATGACCGCAACAACATTCAATGAAATGACTACGACCAAAAAACATAATAGCAAGTTCATAACATCAGAGTATTTATATTTCTGCATGTTTAGTCTTGGTGTTCCCATTGAATGCGAGAAATGGCACCTCAATCGATTAATGACATTACTCAAGATATTCGAGGAAGAGAACAAACCACAGAAAAAACGGTCGGAAGCAGAGACTCTGGATTACTATGCAAAGCTGAATGCAGAAAGAAAAAGAAAATGGCACACGAAGGGGTGACCGGATAGGGGGATTGTATGAGTGCTATTCAGTTTAAGCAGAAAGGCGACTTCTCAAAACTTACGAGTTTTCTTGAACGAGCCAAAGAAGGAATACATCTTGGAAAACTCAATAGGTATGGCAGAGCTGGGGTAGAAGCACTGGCTTCGGCAACACCTATTGATTCAGGAGAAACTGCCAGCTCATGGTATTACAAGATAGAAAATAAGAACGGAACAGCTACAATCTCTTTTTTAAATTCAAACGTGAATGAAGGGGTTCCGATAGCTGTGATACTGCAATACGGACACGGAACCGGTACTGGAGGCTGGGTAGAAGGAAGAGATTACATCAATCCTGCTATCCGGCCTATTTTTGACCAAATAGCAAATGATGCATGGAAGGACGTGATAAGTGGATGAGCAACACAATCGATGAAAAAGTTGTCGAGATGAAATTTGACAACAAAAACTTTGAAACAAATGTCAAAACAACCATGACATCATTGGATAGATTGAAAGAAAAACTTCAGCTTAGGGGTTCTGAGAAAAGTTTTCAGGCTATAGACAGCGCGGCTAAGAGTGTATCGTTTGACAGCCTTATATCGAATGTTGAATATCTCAGGAAGCGATTCTCAGTTATGGGTATAGCTGGAATGCAGGTTGTACAGAACCTTACAAACACCGTCATGACATCCGTAACCAAAGCGAAAAACTTTGTCGAGCAGGCTATATCGGGCGGTGGTCTCAGCAGAGCCATGAAACTTGATCAGGCAAACTTCAAGCTTATGGGATTGTTACAGGATGATGCTAAGCAGGTGGCCGCAATAATGGACGATGTCGATTATGGTGTATCAGGAACGGCATATAGTCTTGATGCGGCAGCAAGTGTAGCAGCTCAGCTTGCAGCTTCTGGTATGCGAGCCGGAGAAGGCATGCAACATGCATTACGAGGCATTTCTGGTGTGGCAGCTATGACTGGAAGTACATACGAAGATATCGGTCGTATATATACACAGATTGCTGGCCAGGGACGAATGATGGGAGATCAGTTGCTTCAGCTTTCAGGAAGGGGTATGAACGCTGCCGCTACATTGGCAAAGTATCTTAATACAACCGAAGCCGAAGTTCGTGACATGGTCTCCAAAGGCAAGATAGATTTCCAGACGTTTGCCGACATTATGGATAAAGAATATGGAGAGCATGCCAAGAAAGCAAACGAGACATTTGATGGAGCATTAGCAAATGTTAAGTCAGCGCTTGCTAAGATCGGTGCGAATTTCTATAAGCCGCTCATAGAACAGAATGGTCCATTAGTAGGAATACTTAACACTGTTCGACTGAAGATAAATGATATAAAAGAGGTAACACTTCCGTTCGTAGAGAGTGCCTCTAAAGGCGTAGCCAAGCTTATCAATTACGCAAATACTTTGGTAAACAAGATCAATCCAAAAACACTGTTCAGCGGATTAACTTCAAAATGGGATAATC